AAGGCAATACAACGTCCGTAGCGGTCAAACTCTGGGTAAGCCCCAATCGGACTTTCTATTCGGATACGTGGTAGCCCTGCTTCTTCGTCTAATTCAACAATGAATGGGACGAAACCAAATGTGATGTATTGGTCTGCACCTTGATACATCTGTACTTGTAAATCTGAATTACTAAAATAATTTGTTGCAATACGTGTTCGCTTATCAGCAAAGACTCTTGCTCTATCTGATACCTGATTGGCTGCAGAACAATTAACTGCTGGTAGTGGAGCCATTACCTCTGATAGGTCACGAGCAACAATGTCAATAAAGTTTGCTACTACGTTAGCATCTACACCCTCTGGAAAGAACTCAGGGTATACCTGTGATATCTGTCCTTTACGCACAGCAAGTACATCTAGTTGTCTTCTATCTCGCTCACTTGAACGAGAACGTAAAGATTCTACTCTCGCAGATATTTGGCTTACTGATAACAATTATTTGCCTTTCTTAAGATACTTACTTCTATCTATCGGCTTTCCAGTTTTTCTTTCAATCTCTTTAAATGTTTTTTCTCTTAACTTTGATAAGAACTCTGGAGATGGTCTACCACCACGGGCTTCTAGTTCTCTTTCTCTTTTAGCCTCAGCACCACGAATTTGATAAGTCTTTTGCTTAGGACCCATTGGCTTTTTCTTAGTAGCCTTTTTAACAGCCTTGATTATTTTTTTAGGATTAGCCACTATCTGCCCCGTCTATTTCTTTTTTCTACTTGTTTAACTTTCTTTTCCGCTGTTTTAATTTCTCGCAAGGCTTGAATAACTCTACGGTCTGCTTCTTGTTGTTGTACTTTAAATGCAAGTGGATTTACTCCACCTTTATTATAATCACGCTTACCTACTTCACGTAGAATATTAGTTTCTAACTTTGATAAAGGTATTGGACGTGGTTCACGCTCTTCTATCTTAGAAATAGATTTTAAACCTGCTGGACGATTCTTAGGTCCAGGTGGATTAATTGGTCCAGTATATTTTTTACCTTTAGGCGCAGGAACACCAGTTCCTTCTCTAACCGCTTTTTTAATTCTTTCTTGATAAACACTACGCTTGCCAGGTGGTGGTGTAATTTTTTTAACAGCAAGGTCTTTAGGAACTTTAGTTGGTCTAGTTGGAATAGTTCCACCAGAACGTTTAAGAGCACTCATACCACCTATAGGCTTACGTGCTTCTCTAGCAATTTCACGGGCTTCTCCACGAGGAATCTTTGCTACTTTTTTCTTAGCAATATCAGCAAGACGTTTCTTAGCAATGATGCTTGCAATCTTTGAGACAGCCATTATCTACCCATGTTTCTGTAAACTTTACTTACATATTTTTTACCTGCTTTAACAATACCGCCAACTGCACGGGTAGCAGGTCCACCTAGTATGTAGGTTGCATAATCTGCTTTGTTGCCTGGGTCAAAGATATAATCTTTTGTAAACTTAATATTGCCAGATGGTTTTAATTTCTTGGTAGGACCAAGATTCATCTTCTTAGACTTAGCCATTACTTCATACCTTTTGGCCAGTTAACTTTACTTCCCATACTTCCACCACGGACACGATTAGGGCGAGCAGGCTTTGAAAGTTTAAGCGCATTTTCTGTACTTATTCCAAAACTACCAGGCTCCTTACCTGTATCCTTTGCAAATTGATTATATGCTTCGTCCCAATATTGATAATTCTTTTTTTCTTTATCATGTAAAACACTTTTAGAACCAGATTTAATTTTATTAGCAGCCTTAAGTCCACGCTTGTTTGCATTAGATGCAGATTTCTTTGCTACTGCTTTTTTAACAGCCTTGATAATTTTCTTTGGATTTGCCATATCTTGTCCTTATCCGTATTGTTCGGCCCATTGTTCTGAAAAGGCTTCATCTAGGTTGATTGTGTATCTTTGTGCTGACTGTGCTCTAGTTGTCCATCTATTAGATGAAAACTTTTGTAAATGATTTGTTTGCTGCATGAACTCCCGTGCCCTAAGCACAGCAAACCATAACGCCATAACGCAGTCAGTCTTGCCCCTGCTATTAGGTTTCCAAGTTATCAACTGCTGAGTAAGGGACTTAAGTCCTTCAGAGTCAGTAGTAGATGGTAGTTCAATCATATTATTCTTTTGGAACTTTTCTTCTCGTATGGTTCCAAATAGGGTAGACATAGATGCTACACCAAATGCTGCGTCCCACTTATTTTTGTTAGTAACATGAGATTCAAGTCTTACACCATACATACCAAGCCATTGCCGCAAGTCATCATCTAATGAGTATGCCTTCTGGTGGGCGTTGATTTCTACTCTAAATTCTTGTGGCTTGTATTTGAGTACAAGTTCTTCTATCGTACTTCTAATCTTCTGGGGGTTCGGTTCACCCATGTTAATACAATCTAGAACATATATCCTAGAATCTATTCTGTTATAAGTAATTACTACGAAGGCTGCATGAGCCTTATCTCCCATCGCTGGGTCAAATCCAATAATTGTGTAACCCTCTACCGCAGTCGGATGTCCCACTCCGCCTTGGCGCAATGGACCTTTTCTTCTTTGACCGTTAGTACTACCTTGCACCAAAGCGGGTGGGAAGATGGAATCTTCTTCGACATCCTCCTGCTGATATACCAAGGCCCATGTTGATGGTGTTACCTCACTACGTCTTCTCTTTAATGCTAAGCCGTCCCATTTCGGGAAGAGTCCTTCTTCGTCAGGAACTTCAGAATCCCCATCCCACGGAAGGTCCGATTTAGGCCAGAGTGTTTTCCAGTCTTCAGGCTTTTCCGAATACTCCAGAACAGCAGGCATACCCATATAAGTAAAAGGGCTTTTACCCCCAGACCAATGCTTGGCTTCTCTGAGTTCTTTGTAGAAGTCTTGTGCTGCAATTCGTGTCCCTACGATTAGTAACTTACCGTTCTTACCCAGACGGGTAATAACTTCTTTTTGTAACCAGTTGATTTGTTTTTCCCACTCATGGGCGTTGGCTGTAGTTATACAGTCATCAAGAATGATGAGGTCAGCACGTGCTCCATAAATTTGCCCACCCATACCAAGTGCTTGGATGGTGGGGTCCTTCTCACTAGAATTTCGGGCATCGCTCCCAAGGTAAACGGTGTCAACTCGCCAAGTGTCTGAATCTTCTTTCCAACCACCTTCAGGGCCAAAAGTTGTTTGCAACTTTAACCAGCGTGGATGGGAGAGTCTCTGCTTGATAGCGTACACGAACTCACGTGCTTTGACCAGCGTTTTAGAAACCACAATAATGCGGACATTAGGATTGAGAGCGATACGGTATGTGGAGTAGTTTACGGTGACTACCGTACTCTTGGCGTGCTCAGGTGGCACGTTAACCAATAGACGGGCTGGGTCACCCTTTTCGTAAACCATACTAGGGTGTAGCCATGAAGGCTCTCTATCCTCTAGTAAGTCAATCCAATCTTGATGGTGTGGAAATAATCTTTGATTTAAGAATATCTCAGAAAATCTTGGAAAATCTATTTCCTCTTTTGGGATACCCAACGAGGCAAGGGAAGCATCCTTTGCGGTGGCTTTAGCCTCCGTTAGGTCTGCTGCAAACTTTTTATCCCTGAGCATCCATATTCTTACAGTGTCAGGTTTTTTGCCGCACATCTCCATGGCTTTATGAACAGAGTGGCCTTCGGCCACCAAGGCTAGAACTTTAGCCTTTGCTCCTGCCATAGCAATAGTTTTGGGGTTAGTACCCCCCTTTTCAAAACTCATAGTCCTGTCCCGTTTTCATTAGTTGTAACAGTTCTTAAGTACAGTCTGTAACGCAAGTCCCCCAAGGACTTGCTACTGTTAAAAACAGAAACAGTCTCTATACTGTTTAATCCGTCCAAAGGCCTAAAACGGACACTTTTATTTAAAGTATTTTTTTATTAGCCCAAAAATCAGTATAAAATAGGACAAAAGGATACTGGTATGGGGGATATACTTTGTACGGGAAAATCTTTATTGCTGATACATATACTACTTCTACCTTCCATTAATCACTCTGGGGTCAATACTAGTTGCTCTACATCACATACAGGACCTGGTTGTCCTGAACAGAGAGACGCTGAGCGGATAGCAGTCTTCGGCGCAGGCCATTAGTAAATGGGCGCCTCAGTTAATAATAAATTTCGTGCTGACATGGCAGTAAAGCCCATGAAAAGACTGGGCTTGACAGCCATGTAATGTGGGACTTGTTGTTAGTAAATAACTAATAACCGCATGGGATTTTCCCCTGCGCTTAGTGCTAGGGGAAAAGTCCCCTAGTGTAAAGGAGATAATCATGAATAAGTTCTCATTTGAGAATGCCCGTGTTAACAAGGTCTGGGATAACAAGAACCGTTTTAATCTTGGTATCCTTGACAGCAGAGCAGTTGCTCAACCAGACGGTTCCTACCAATCCGTCTTCGTTGCTTCACGCATTGTTACAACTGCTAACCCTGACCACCTTGAGTTCATCCGCAAAAATCTTGTG